AGGCTTCAATGCCTTCCGTCATAACAATATCAAAGGTCATATTAATCAGGCCCTCAAAGAAGCCAAGTTAAATGAACTAGGTGGTTCAGGTGAACCAGAGGCTTATAACGGATTAACAGACTCAAGGGCGGCCCGCAAAGATGTTCAGGTAGACGAAGGTGAAAAGCTAGATAAAGCCAAAAAAGTGGCTATGGCGGGCCTAACGGCAGCTAACCTTTATACCGCTGGTGATGTTATGAGTAAAGCCTCTGAAGGTCGTGGCGGTACAAAAGGTGACGTAGTTAGAATGGCATCTACATTGCCAGGCGCCGCAGGATGGGCTGCTACGGGCGTTCACTATGCCAAGAAGGCGTATGATCTTGTCAAGAGCAAGAATAAAGGTAAGCTAAATGAAGCCGTTTCCAAGGCAAAGCCAAAAGCTAAGAAGCCAGTAGCAAAGGCACCAGCCAAACCAGAAGGTGGTTCTAGCTATAACGAAGTTATGGGTCGTGTATATGAACGTGCCACTGTATTAGGTGTTCACGCTTCTACCGCTGCATCTAAAAGCAAAGATAAAGAATACCTAGCCAAGATTGCAGAACTACAAAAGAGACAAGCTGCCGACCTTAAGTTGCTTCCAGCTAAGGTTCGTGAATCTGCTTTAAAGTCTGCTGGTAATTCTGTTACAGCGTACCTCAAGAGCCTTAAAGAAAATCACGGTGTTGATCCTAAAGAGATTACAGAGGTACATCATACCAATAAGGGTATTGATCATCTAATCGGTAGAAATGTTCTACAGAGAGATAATCCGCACGACCTAGTCGTTAGAATTGGTAAAGGTAAAGAATCCAGACTACATGGTGCTTCTCTCAAGAAAACACAGGGAACACTAGGTAATAACTCTCATGTTCAATTCTCCTCTCATGGTAAAGAGGTGGGTATTGGCCACGAAACAGCCAATATCTGGCATGCCGGTTTAGAGAAGGCAGGACTCAAAGGTCTTTCCAAGGCAGAACTAAAGCTACGTCAAAAAGATAAAGACGTTATGGATGCTTATAAGACCACACAACAGGAAGCTATTAAGCACCACACAGAATCCTTTAATAGTGCATCTTCTGAAATGCAGAGAAAGCACCTAAGACATTTAATGAAGCTAAACCATGATGCAGATGTTCCTTATGACTATGTAAATGGTGAGAAAGGATATGCCAAGCCAGTTGATCAGTTGGATCATGCCAAGGCTGTCAATAGTTCATCGAGATTTGCCGCTGTTTCCAGAGGTACCTCAACACATATCTATGATGACAAAGGTCGTCATATTCTAACAGTTGAACATAGAGCAACCCATGGTCCATTCAATTCTATGCAGGCCAATGCCAAGCTAGGTTCACTAAAGCCACCTAAAGGAGAAGAAGTGAAGATGACCCAAGAGCCTTCACATCCAATGGCACACAAGGAAGCCTCTCAGGAGGCATCCGCAGTTAAGCCAGAAAAGGTCAAGAAACTATTAGGTCAGGTTAGAGAAAAGAGAACACTTGCGTCCAAGGCAGGCGAACTTAGAAAGGCTGCTTCTCCAGCGTCATCACCTATTGCTAGTATGCCTAAACCAGGTATTAAACAGGCACCTAAACCACCTGCACCTAACTACAGTAAGTTAGCTACCGATGTTTCAAAATCGGTACAGAACATTAGCAAAATGTTTGCTCCACGCCCAATGAACGAACAAGGACCAGTAATGTCAAGATATACAGAAAGACCAACATACGAAGGTAATGACAAGTATCCTGATACCGCAGAGCGTGGTATCTATGAAATGGGCTGGGCATCAATCGGGCATCCATTTACTCGTCGAGGCGACGTAAATCCCGAAGCAAAGTTCTATGGTAAAAAGCCAAAGCCAACTACCACCAAGAACGATGAAAAAGACGATACATATAATAATTCGAAGCAGGGTGATACGAAAGTAAAGTTTGCCAAGACTGTTAAAGAAGAAAAGAAGATGTCCCTTAGACAACATCTAAAACAGCGTTTTGCTCAGGATCCTGACGGCATTGGTGTCATGGCGTCAAGGGTCAGTGCTCCTCCTAAACCAAAAACAGAACCTAAAAAACCAGTCAAGGAAGAACAGATCAATGAACTTCATGGTAAAGGTTCACTAGAAAAGATCCGTTCACATCATCAAGGTGAAGCAAATAAACTAGCACAAGGTGGTCGTGCCCAAGAAAAGAAAATGGGTGTAACAGGCCATCGTCATCGTGATTCAGATGCACGTACCGACGCTATTCGTTATCATATGGACAAGGTAAAGAAGGCCAAATCATTACAGTCCAAGACTGTTAAAGAAGAACAGATCGATGAACTTGTAGCCACAGCAGTTCCTCCTACGATCCAGCCAACTCAAACACAGATTCAAAGACCTGCCGCACAGCAGGTTAGAGGTTCTATTGCTCAAGGACAGACCAAAATTCCTGTTCGTAGCATTGCACCAACCAGTCGCACAAGTGGTGCTGGTACAGCAAGACTATCACAAGGTGGTCAGTCAGGTGGTGGTTATAATACACTAAAGCCAACTACAACCGATGTCAAGAGAAATATCTCTAATAGATTTAATCCTTCATTTGGACAGCAAGGCACAGGTTCAATGAAGGCATCTTCTATAAAGACCGGTTCATCCTTTTCACAAGGTGGTGGACAAGTAGCACAGAAGATGTCAAGTTCCTCTCCTAGCCAGATGGTCGCTAAAATGTCCGATGCTGGACGTCAGGCCATGTCTGCTGTTTCTAAAGCTGCACCTACGGCATCTAAGGTTGCTGGTATTGCAGCTAGAGCATTAGGTGGTCCAGCCGCTACTGCCGCTGCGGCTGTCATGACTCCAACACCAGCAGGTGCAGGAGAGAATGAAAAGCAAAGACAGGATACACTAAAGTCTTATAATCCATATAAGGCACAGGGTCGTTCTGTATCTGATTATGAAAAACAGGTAATGACACCTAAGGCATCAGAAGCACCTAAGGTATCTAATCCAAAAGTTGATGCACCAACACCACCAAGTCGTCCAGACTACTTTAGTCGTGGTCAGGCTTTCCAAGCTGCCCGTGGTGAAGCAGGTGGTGGTGAAGGTAAGTTCTCGTATGATAGTAAGTCATATCAGACAAACGTTTCAGGTGAAAAGTATAAGCCTGCTGCACAGCTAAAGCCAACCAGCGTTCAAGAAGCAGGATCACAAGACAAGGACTGGGATGAAACTCAGACTCCGTTCCGTGAGCAGGTAAGCCTAAATAAACAAGATATTAAATTACAACAAGCATCATATTCTGGTGCTGGTGGTACACAACGCACAGTCCACGAGGAAACCAAAATGGATAACAAGCTAATTAACGAAGCAATCGAGAATATCATGGAAGATAATCTCTCTGCTATGAAAGAGAACCTAATGGTTGCTCTACAGGAAAAGGCTATCGAAAAGCTGGAAGAGCGTAAGAAAGATATTGCTTCACAGTATTTCGCACAGTAAGGATAAACAATGAAAACCCTCAAGCAGATCCGTGAAGAATATGATAGTCGTTTTGTACCTCAGGTAGATAATCTACCAGAGGAGTTGATGTTTGAGGAAAGAATGAAAAATTCTTTACCATCTTATGCACAGATGCCAACTCTATTGGTCTTTAGAAGGGTCTCTTATAGATCATATCCTAAGGGCCAGGTTGTTGCTCTTTACTATTCTAAGATTGTTGATAAGTATCTATCTATTCCATTTGGACCAGATGGTAATCTCAATCTAAGCGAAGCAAGAGTAGTGGAAGATTGGAAAGAAACTATTTCAGATATAGGCAAGTCTATGCCTGGTTATGAGGATAAAGAAGCATCCAAGGCAGCATGGAAAAAGGGTGATTATCTTGGTGCCGCAGGTCATCAGGCCAAGGCTCTAGGTAAAGCCGCTGCTACAGGTGCTGCTGTTTCAATCGGTGGATATGCTCTCGCTAGAGGTGGACTCGGCTTAGCATCAAGAGCGGCCCGTGGAGGTGGTGTTGGTAGTGCTATTAAGAGTGGTTTAAAGGGTCTTGGTAAGTTTGCTAAGAGTGCTGCTGATAAGGCTATTGAGGCCAATAAGCAGAAGGAAGCCGACTTATCACATACAACTACCGCTCCTTCTCACCTAGACCAGGCCCATGCTAAGGTATCTAGCACATGGAAGCCAAAGGTCACAAATGAGAATAAGATTGCTGATATCCGTCAGATGGTATTAGAAGGTGTTGATACAAAGAGCCTTTCTATTAATGGAAGACAAGTTACACTAAATACTACTATGGCTAAAAGAATCCTTGAAGTTTATGATTCGGTCAATACTAAGAACAAGAAGATTGTTGAAAGTATGCTAAACGAAGACCTAGAGTCCTTCAAGAAACTACTAAACTTTTCAATAAAGGCATAACAGATGGCAACAGTTATTACAACACAAACATTGGTTGATACCAACCGCAGAGCAGTAGTCAAGTTTGTTGGTACTGGTGGTGGTGATTCCAACACACTAATACTAGTATCTAATCTAGCATATGCTCTTAATACCAATGGTCAGATCATGACAGGTGGTGTTGATAAGCGTTCTGTTTATAGACACCAGATCAAGAGAATTTGGGGCCAGGGTCAGATGACTCAAGGTAAAAGTGTAATACTAAAATGGGGCGGTAATAACGATTATATCGTAACCTTTGGTGACGGTCAGTTTGATTATAACTTTGATGCCGAAGGTCTTGCAGCAGCCATTCCACTATCCGGTAGCACAAGTGGTGATATCGTTTATACATCTACCGCTGGTTCAACCGATACATGGACTCTATTCATCGACCTCAAGAAAGACGGCCGTGATTATGATCAGGGTCAGACAGCCGATCCAGCAGCATTTAACGTTCATAAGGCAACCTAATGTCAAAGCTAGTCGAAAGCATCCTAAACGAGGATTATGTTTCTGCCAACGAACTCTTAGAGGAAAGACTCGGAGAGATTATGGAACAGAAGCTATATGAGAATAAAAGAATGATGCAGGCCGAGGTCTTTGGTGCTGGTATAGCCGGTGTTGAGAAAAAGAAACAACTGGGCTATAGAAAAGCCACAGACGTTCTTGGTGATCCAACTTCTGCTAGAGACAAAATGAGTGATAAAGAGAAGGGCGCCGAGGCGACCCTTGGTTCTATGGGAAGAAGTGCAAAGAAACTAGGTCTTCCTGTTGATCGTTCTGTTAGATTTAAAAAGTCTTATGTTGCCGGTAGCGATACCGAATCCAAGGCCCGAGACCTAAAAGCCCGTGGTAGTCAGGCTGCTGCAAAATGGCTTAAGAAAACAAAGACAACTAGAAATGTTCTAGGTGCTACTAAGATGGTAGGTAAATTCCTTGGTCGTGTAGTCCAAGGTCTCGGTGAAGATTCGGAATAATTATACTAAATATACCTAATAGGTAGAGGAAACAATGAAACTTATTACAGAAGAAAACCTAGACGTTCAATATCTTGTAGAGTCCGATGGTAAGGGTGGTAAGAACCACTTTATCACTGGCATCTTTATGCAGGCTGAAAAGCAGAACCGCAATGGACGTGTATATCCAATTCATACACTATCCAAAGAAGCAGATCGTTATAATAGGGAATATGTTTCAAAGAACCGTGCCTTCGGTGAACTAGGTCACCCAGAAAACCCAGCAATCAACCTAGACAGAGTTTCACATCTTATTACATCATTACATCGTGACGGTAACAACTTTATTGGTAAAGCAAAAATTTTGGATACTCCTAACGGTAAGATTGTTAAGAGTTTATTAGACGGCGGTGCAAGTCTTGGTGTTTCCACTAGAGGCGTAGGGTCTCTTAGGGCACACAATGGGTACCAACAGGTACAGGACGACTATAAACTGGCCACAGCAGCAGATGTTGTAGCCGATCCATCCGCACCAGATGCTTTCGTTCGTGGCATTTTAGAGAACCATGAATGGGTTTTTAATAATGGTAATTGGACAGAAATGCACAATGACCGTGCAAGAAAACTCATTAGAGAGGCTTCTCGTCACGAAGTAGAAGAAGTGGCATTAAAGATTTTTGAGAATTATATCTCAAAACTTTAAAAATACTAAATAAACGGTAATACTAAAAAGGAGTATATTCCAAATGACAACACTAGCAGAGGCAGCAAAGGCTGTTCTTGAAGGTAGAGTCCTAGAGGAGGGTGCTTATCCAGAGGTTTCCCCTGGTAAGATTTCTAACCCAAATCCTGTAGATCCATCTACTGCTTCAACAGGCAATGCTAAGACACTACGTCCAGGTTCAAAGGCATCCGAAGGCCGTCATCCAGCATCAGCAGGTGCTCCAGGTGAATCATCTTTCGGTGGTGTCGATGATCTTGGCGGCGCTACACCAACATCCGTTGCATCAGATAATCTAGGTGCCAAGGCTGCTGGTAAGACAGGTAAGGATACATCTAAGTCCTCCCGTTCAAACGTAGCTGCTGAACCAAAGAAATCACTAAAGGGTCAGCCTGCATCCGTTAATGAGGATGAAGAGGTTGAAGGTGATACAATCGTAGCAGAGGCCGATGAATCAGCCATTGCAGAGCGTGTTGCTATCATCAAGGAAGCAGCTAAGAAGTCCAAGAAAAAGGACGACGACAAGGACGATGCAGACGACCATAAGGAGCCAGATGGCGACGAAGGTAAATGCATGAAGGAAGAGGAAGAGTTTGAACTCTCCGAAGAACTAGAAAACTTCATCAACGAAGGTATCGCTAACGGTCTTTCAGAGGAAGAAATTCTAGCAGCCATTGACGAAAACTTTGAAATCATTTCAGAGGAAGAGTCCCCAGTTGAGTCATATCAGGTTGATATGTCCGAGCATGTTAATGCCCTTCTAGCAGGTGAAGACCTATCTGAGGAGTTTCATGCTAAGGCTACCACAATCTTCGAAGCTGCCGTTAAGGCAAAGCTAGAAGAAGAGGTTGCACTACTAGAGCAGGCTTATGCCGAGACTCTAGAGGAGCGTGTTGCTGAAATTCAGGAACAGCTATCAGCCGACGTTGATAACTATCTAAACTACGTTGTTGAACAGTGGATCGAAGAAAACGAAGTTGCTGTTGAGTCCGCTCTCCGTAGCGAACTTACAGAGGACTTTATCTCTGGCCTACGTTCACTATTCACAGAACACTACATTGACATTCCAGAAGATTCCGTCAACGTAGTCGAGGAACTATCACAGACCGTTGAATCCCTTGAAGCAAAGCTAAACGAAGAAATCGAACGTAATGTTGCCCTAACAGGCATGATTTCCGAGTCACGCAAGAGTGAATTGACCTCTTATGTCTGTGAAGGTCTTACAACAACCCAGAGCGAGAAGCTAAAAAATCTTGTTGAGGGCGTTGAATATACCAACGATGACCAATTTATCGAAAAAATCTCTACACTAAGAGAAAACTATTTCCCTGCCGCAGTCAAGACCGACAACGTTCTTGATAAGGTAGAGGTTTCATCCGACCCACAGGCCCTCACTGAGGAAGCCCTAAACGGTCCAATGGGACGCTACGTTCAGGCTATCGGAAAAACAAAACTAATCTAATTAGTAACTTAGAAAGAAGGAAACTAAAATGTATCTTACAGAAAACCTAGAGTCTAAGTGGTCCCCAGTTCTTGACCACGATGGCCTAAACAAAATCAAGGACCCCTACCGTCGTGCAGTTACTGCCGTTATTCTTGAGAACCAGGAAAAGGCAATGGCTGAGGAGTCCCGCACACTAAACGAGTCCGCTCCAACTAACGCTGGTGGTGGTCTAGGTGCCGGTACAGCAATTGGTTCATACGACCCAATTCTTATCTCCCTAGTTCGTCGTGCCCTTCCAAACCTAATCGCATACGATGTCTGCGGCGTCCAGCCAATGACAGGCCCAACCGGCCTTATCTTCGCTATGCGTTCACGTTATAAGGCACAGCAGGCACAGGGTGCAGGCACCACAGGTGAAGCACTATTCTACGAAGCAAATTCCGCATTTTCTTCCAAGAACGCTGCTGGTAACACCGGTGGTGACGCTGGTACCGCATGGGCAAACACCTCATTCGGTGACTCTGCAAACAACAACCCAGTTGCTGATCTACTAGGCGATGGTACTTCTTTCGGCGTTGGCCGTGGTATGACCACCTCCCAGGCAGAAGCACTAGGTGATTCCGGTGCAAATGCTTTCGCTGAAATGGCATTCAACATTGACAAGGTCACTGTTACTGCCCGCTCACGTGCCCTAAAGGCAGAATACACCACTGAACTAGCACAGGACCTAAAAGCAATTCACGGTCTTGACGCTGAGACAGAACTAGCTAACATTCTCTCCACAGAGATTCTAGCTGAAATCAACCGTGAAGTTATCAGAACAATCTATCGTTCTGCTACAATCGGTGCTCAGTATGGTGTTACAACCGCTGGTACATTCGATCTTGACACCGACTCAAATGGCCGTTGGTCAGTTGAAAAGTTCAAGGGTCTAATTTTCCACATTGAGCGTGAAGCAAATGCTATCTCCAAGGCAACCAGACGTGGTAAGGGTAACGTCCTTATCGTATCATCTGACGTTGCTTCTGCAATGGCAATGGCCGGTGTTCTTTCTTACACCCCAGCCCTTTCCGCTGATCTAACCGTTGACGACACTGGCAACACCTTCGTTGGTATGCTACATGGCCGTATCAAGGTTT